TTAGAAAATTTAAAAGCGAGCCAGTTGTTGGCCAATGTCGTGTGGGCCTTCGCGTCGCGAAGACAGTCCCGACAGAGGTCAGAGACAGGAACTGGGATCATGCCGAGGAGTCGGGGACCTTCAGTGGGCTCGGATTTGGAGATGACACGGTCAAGAACAGCCGGTTTCTCCAACATCTGAACTTCACGTTTAAGCAGACGAAAGTCCCTCAAAAACTCCCCTGCAGATACCTTAAATCCCATACCTCTGGTAATACTCGCATTCCCCTTTGCCAAGACTCGCGCATGGAACCGTGCGAGAAATGACACCATCTTCCTTCGAGCCTTGCCATACCAGCCCCAGGTGGCGGAACGAGTCGATCCGACGAATGCTGACTCCGAGGACAAGTCCTTGAAGCAGCAAGACGAACGGATGACAGGTACCACCTTAACCCGGTTAGGTAGAGCGTGAAAAAAGGACGAATTGATGGAAAAGAAACGGGAATGGACGAGCGTCTTACCCTTCGACAACACCAGGCCACTCTCGGACACGAGGTCAGACCAGAGTCGAAACTCTGATCTACGGCATCTGAAGACGATGTCGTCCCCATTAATCTTGAGGGGGATCTCGGTCGCCCTCTCGAATCCGAGCGAGTGCACCACGGTGATGAAGTTAGTAAGACAGAGGAGGGGGAAAGAAAGGTAATTGCCCATTAACTGTCCAGTCCTCTGAGGATACTCGACACCGTCCCACACTACACTCCCCGTCAGGGAGTCAAGTGCGGCGAGTTGAATACCCACAGGAACATGGGTGGCAGTCGCGAAAATGCAAGAGAGGATGTGACTTGAGTGGGCGGAATTGAACGAATCCGTCGCAGCCTCATAGTCACCGGAAACGAAGACTTCCCCGGACTTAAGGACGAAGTCACGAAGCACCTTAACTCGATCTGCACGTTTCAACAACCATTTCTCCTTGGAGATACGGTCGTAGATAGTCAGATGCAAGGGAAGGAGTTGGTGCTGAGTGAGGGAAGCCACCGTAACCATCCTCTGTTTGCCATCACGATTGATGATCTCGACGCGACGCGTCGAGTCTACCATCCGGCCAGACTGACAGAGCTCAAAAAAATCTAAAAGGCTCATCCCAAGTGAGGCGGCCTCACCGATCGCACCGGAACGAGAACGCGGGTTCTCGGTGCAGGAAGAGGAGTTCATCTTGACAGAACGACAGAATCGGTCGTACGACCGATCCCAACCAGACCGAAAAAGCCTAGCACATACCTCCTCGGAAGTACGTAGAAAGGCTTTATTCGGAACGGGTTCTGAACCCCACTTCCGGATCGTAGGCAACGGGTCCAATTGTGGAGCCGGAATAACCTTACGAGCAAGAAAAAGAGAAGAAAAATAAGAGAAGGAGCGGACGGAGTGACCCTCGTCGAGGGACTCCAGAGGAAGAG